ACCGTGGCGTAGCGGCTCGGCATCATGGCAGCGTACTCGTTCAGCTTCTGCTGGGCCTGAAGCAGGACAAGCGAAGTGGCCGGGGTCGTGCCGGGGGTGCCGACGGACGCGAAGATCGACTTGTAAGCATTGGCGACGTCAGTGTCGATGGAGGACGCAAGCTGCGAGATACGCGGCTTGAGCACACGGTCGGCGAAGTCGTCGAGCTGCATGGTCAGTTCGGCCGACGTGAAGTTGACGCCAATGTGCTTCTGGTTGTTGACAGAGAGCGTCGTGAACTGCTCGTTGTCATCCTGAACCTGAAGGGCTGCACCGTCGGTGACCAGAGCGCGGTCGGGCAGACGGATGCGGAGGGTCGAACCGATCTTGGCGCCTTCGACAGCGAAGCTGTCGTCGTACTGACGGTTCACGTTGCGGGTAATCACCAGGTTGTTCTCAAGGCCAGATGTTCAATCAGGTTCGCTAGACCTAATCCGTTCCTTGCGGAACTGCTGCATGTCACCATGCAGAGCAGACTATCTCTTCACCCTCCATCGAGGGGCTGTGCGCTTTGGACCGCTTGGTCCTACTCCCTTTCGGGATAGTCGTTACACCTTACATTGATGAGGACAAACACCGCCGTTGCGATGCTTCCCGACCTGACAATTCATACATAGCACCTGATAACCCGGAGGAAAAGCGTTTTTTCGTATCCACAAATAGAACGCGGTACCGCTGCTGCCGTAAAGGCCGCTGCGGCGCTCTTTGCCACCGTCATTGTTAATGTGGTCTATGGACAAGAATTTGGGCTCAGTCTCGCCACAACAGGCGCAGGTGTAGCCGCCATACGCGCCGAACACGTCGTCGCGCAGCTTGGCTTGATTGCGTTTGGTCTTGTCGCGCTCCTGCTGGCGGATACGCTCAACCTCTTCTGGCGTGCCTTCAGCCAGCTTGCGGTTACGCCATTCCCTAGAATGTTCTCGGGCCCGCTCCCGATTGGCATCGCGCCACTCTTGCATGCGGCGGCGGTGCCTTTCAGGATCACGGGCCCGATAACGTTGGGCAGCTTCTCTGTTCTTCTTTCGGAGAAGTTCTTCCGGTGTCAGGTCGGAATTGTTCTCGTCTTTGTCTTGGCTCGGTGTTTTCATGTAACAATCGTAACATGAGGTTCACCGAATTCACACAGTTATTTTTCGAGGGGTTACCCCCAAGGGAGACCTAAAAGTTAATCTCCAGAGCCTTCCGGGTGATCATGTCAATCGTAAGAAGTGAATTGGCCATGACCTATATGGTCCTTTCGTTGGCTAAAACTATCGTCTGCGTTGTGCCTCGTACTTCTTCGTCTGGCGCAGCCGTTCTGCTTCAATCCACTCCGACGTTGACATGCTCTTGATGGAGCGCGGGTCGGTGGTATCGAACGCAGGCGCACCAGAGGTGCGGGCCGTGACCGGACTGATAGGAGCCGGGGCGGTTGAGGTCTTCTTGGCCGGTGGAGACGACGCCAGTCTGGCCTCGATCTTCCCGATTTCCCGTGCCTGCAAGAGCGGGCTGAGACGTGCAATCCGTTCGGCTTCCTTCGGGTTCGACCCCAAGTGATAGATCACATCGGGACCGATCTCGGAAGACTGAATGGTTTGCGCCATCGTTTCCGTGATTGGCAGCTTCGGGTTGTAGGCGACCTGTTCAAAGTCGTCGTACTTGCCGCGGGCTTCCTCTTCACGGTCCTGATAGGCGTCGAGCGTTGCCGTGCGTTCCGCCTCGGCGTCCCGCTGGGCCAGCATCTCTGCCGCCTTGCGTTCCGCCATGGCTTCTGCGTAGGCTTGCGCGTTGGTGAAGTCGTCAGGCTTCAGCGGTTCCGGCAAGGGTGCCGTAGGCTGGGCCGTCTGCTTCCGCGCTTGCTCGCGCTCCCATTTCCGTTGTTCTCTTGCGAGACGTTTGCCGACGATGGCGTCCAGTTCTTCCTGAGAGAAGGTCTTGGGCGCATCCGTAGGCGTCGGTTCCGGCGGTGAATTGTCTGTATCGGTAACCGGGGCTGCCGTAGGAGCCGGTTCCGGCGCGGGCGCACCCGCTAGTTCGTTCTCGTTCATTCACGTCACCTTTCGGCATCCTGGTCTACCGGGCCAGTACGGCTATCAAAGATTGTGTAACAGATTTCGTTACACAAGTCAAAGTGGTTACGAGGCCAGATTTGCCATGGCTTTCCATGTCCCCGGCGTTCCTGCGGTTACGCAAACCCAGCCGGGAGGTTGCCCAGCAGCGGAGCTAGAGTTCCACACGGCTTCATTTCGTGCCCACGTACCAGTTGTAGGCGCGGCGGAAAGCTGTTCGTAGTTTAGCGTTTTCAGCCCACAAAGACCATTCTGGTACACGTTGTTGATGACCGTAAGATCCGCCGTTGACACATATGTGTGCGCTTTAAAAAACATTGTGGCGCCAACAGAGTCCATGGGGAAAATAAAGTTGCTCAAACCTGTCGAGGTCGCTAGACGTCCCCCAATAATAACGCGGCGCGGTGTGTTTGCGACAAAATTTACGTCAAACACATTAAAAGCGCCGGACAATAGGTTTTGGAACCGTATAGTGGTGTTCAGATCAGTCATACAAATGACCGACAAGAAAAAATATTCCCCTGGAATGCCGTCGCCGTTATACCAGTAATTACGATTTGTAGCGGTTGACCCAGACGACGCCGCAAACTGAATGCTGGACATTAGCCCAAGATGGGTGTTCTTTTGAGTTGTTACGGCAACAGCCCCCGTCGTATTGTTAAGGGTGGGAATGGCGGGATTGGTCATTGTCGAGTCGTTTCGGTAAAGCCCAAGGTTCATCTTGGGCGACCCAACAGCGGCGAATGTACCTATGGAATCAAACACACCATAGGTTTCAATGTATTTGACACCCAAAGATACAGATAGACCAAATTCGCTTACCTGCGAAGTTGCATCGGGGGCATAAACTTCACCAAAAGTGTTTCCATACCCAGTTAAGTTAGACGCAACAACATGGGATGCCGTTTCGGCAAGAACGCACGGGCTAAGTCTTGAAGACAAACTAGAGTCTTCAAGCGAAATCGTAGATTGAATAAAGTAAAAATCGGCTCGTTTGACAACAATACCGTCAATGGTAACCGTAGACGCGCCGTACCCGTTGCCTTCGATATGAAAACCCTTAACCGATATGCCAGAAATATTGCCTGTTCCTGACATTCCTTGCGTAAACAAACCACAAACTGCGTTACTTTGCCAAATGCAGCCCAAAAAGATGTTGTTGTGCAAAGGGAAAATAGAATTGCTGACAACCATGCATCCTACGGTATTTTGTTCAAACCGAAGGGCGATAAAGGTGTTAGCGTTACACCCGCCATTGATCACGTCAGAATATAACTTCATGCCTACTGTGTTTTGAAAAAACACGATGTTTTCAAAACAGTGTTCCATAGACACGCGAGAGTCTACGCCAGTTTCAAGAGAGCTAAAATGCGTGTCTCGCATAGCGACATAAAGAACGGCTTCTTGAGCGCCCGGTGCAGGGTTATTTGTAACGCTGCCCAATTTTAGTCCGGTTGCGTTTGTCTTACCGTTGCCGCTGAAACGAAGCCCGTCTATGTCTTTTGTGCGCCGACGCGATACATCAGTCAAAACTTGCATAATAACGACGTTGTTAGCGTTGGCCAACAAAGTGCCTTCGCCGTAAATACGCTGTATATACGCCGGAACTGTTAAGCCGCCGCACAAATAGTCCCCTTGCGGAAAATAGATGGCTACGGCGCCGTCGTCAAAAGCGCGCTGAATAGCGGTGGTGCTATCGCTTACGCCCGTAGGATCGGCGCCGTAATCCAGCACGTTCAAAGGCGCGCCAGACACCATAGAATAGCTTGCTTTTGTAAGTGCCATGGAAAATCCTTAAGTCGTGGTATAGGAGCCAGAAATAAGTAGCGTGCCGGCGTTCGATACGCTGGCCGCAGATATGGTCGTTGTACCAGCCAGAGCATACTGACGCATAAGGATAGTTGACGCCGCAGCATCAACATAACATACCTGCACATTGCTGGCGGTGGCGTTTAAGCTGAAAGGAACCATGCTAAGTGGCGTGGCCACAGAACCGTTTGCATACGGAAGGCCGCCTACAACTGCGCTACCAGAAGACCCAGAATGCGCCGACCAAGCCAATTGGATAGTTATGTACACCTGGGCGCCGATTTTTACGTACCGACCAAGCTGAGTTGTGTACGTAGGAGTGCCTGGCGTCACGCTGCCTACGTATGTTGGCGTGAACGTCCCTTCTTCATAGTCGTTCAGCAACT